TAACACTGTATTGCCCTGATGGCACTGTAAATACCCTGCAATTACCAGCAGATCAAGGTAGATATGATGAGCTTATCCAAAATGGTTGTGGGCTAGATCAAAGTATTCTACCGAGTACTGATGAAGGTTCTCAAGTTGCTGAAACAAAAGGTGGTAGTGGTGAAGCAAGTACTGCTTGGATGGAAGATTACGGTTATAAGGGTGATGGCACAGAATCATTTGAAGATGTTTTCCAAAACTCTATGGATGCATTAGATCCAACAAATAGAAACTTCCTTGAAAGATTACTATCTGGTGGTGCTATTGGTAAGTTGCAACAAGGTATGACAGCTGCACAAGTAGCAGCAAACATTGCTATACTTAAAGCAAATGCAGAAACACAAGAAGAAAAAGATTTAGTAGCTCTATTAACTAAAGAGTGGAATAAGTATGTAAAGGCTAATAACTTAGATTTATTACCGCCTGACATAATTAATGGTGATCAACTTGCAAAACAAATTAATGCTACTCAAGTAGATTGGTCTTTAGGTAGAGATTCTACTGATGTTAATGATAAACCTTTATTTGACACAGATGAAGAGTTTTATGAGCAAATAGAAAAAGCTGCATCTGATGATAAAAAAGGTGTTTCTGCAACTTACATAGAACCAGGTAAAAACTATATCAGTGAAGTAACTGGTAAAACAACTACAGCCCCTGATACAGGTGTTATTACCTACGACTATGGTGATAAAACTCCTGGTGAAGTTTTGGGTGGTGAAAAGATAGATGAAGTAAAAAGTGACGAAGGTATTGTAAGTGTCTATAAACCAACAGAAACTACAATAAGACCTAAACTACGTGACGATACTAAAGTTAAACCAGAGGCTGCAACTACGTCTGATGACTCTGGTATTGATAAAAATCTTTTAGGTGGTGTCTATAAAGAAACTACAGATTCTGGTGTAAATGTTTATGGTACTAAGGAAGGCACAGTAAGACCTAAATTACGTTCTAGCACTTCTCCTGCAGATGACCTTGTAGCTACTGCAACTAAAACTACAAATGATGATGCACCAAAAGGAATTGTCGGAAACAATACTACTGGTAAAAATACTGCAGCTCAAAACATTGCTAATTCCCTTACCCCAAATGATGGTAAAGAGTACGTAGATGGTGTTCTTGTAAAAACTGATAATAAACCTGCGACAACTACCACCCCTAAAAAAGATACTTCAGGTACAACAGTAGAATCAGTTAAAACTACTAATGCTGTAAACAGAACTGGTAGTGATGTTACTGTTGGTAAGACAAGTGCTGGTGGTCAAGATGCTGGTGATGGTTTTGTTTGGGAAAAGAAAGAAGGTACTAACGCACTGACACGTAAGTATGTCGGTACAAGTAACAATAATGATAGTGGCGGCAATGATGATGACAAAGATGATGACGGTGGATGCTGCTTTATTATGTTAGAAGCCCGTTATGGTGATGGTACTATGGACGAAGTAGTACGTAGATACCGTGATGAGTATATGACTGATCGGAATCGTCGTGGTTACTATCGTTTAGCAGAAGTACTTGTTCCACTAATGCGTAAGTCAAAAGCATTCAAGTGGGTTATTACAAAAACATTTGCTGATCCTCTTGTGTCTTATGGTAAATATTACTATGGACAGAATAAACACGGTATGTTATACTCTCCTGTAAAAAACTTTTGGATGAAAGTTTTTGACACAGTAGGTGGAGACACCAAGTTTATTCGGGAGAATGGAGAAGTTGTATAAACAACCGTACAAAAATAAGAAGTATGCCGAAGACTACAATGATTACTGGGTACATCAAGAAGACATAAAACCAAGTGTAGACTTAGAAATAGAGTTAGTTGAAAACTTAGTTCAAGGTAAGAAGTCTTGGTGTGATGTTGCTTGTGGTACAGGTTATCATTTACAAAACGTAAACAGCAAAGTAAAAAAGGTTGGCGTAGATAAATCTAAACACATGTTAGACTACGCCAAGCTATCCGACAAATCAAACATCACATATCATCAAAAAGATTTGGTAAAAGGTGTAGATGGTTTAGGTAGCTATGATCTTGTAACTGCTTTTGGTTACGGTTACTCACACCAAAAGACTTTAACTGACGTATTAAAGTTTATAAAAAACCTAGCTAACTTAGCTAATAAAGGTGGTGACGTACTTGTAGGTTATGATGGGGTACCTAACTTTTGTAATACCTTTGGTTGGCATAACGGTTTAGGTGAATTGAAAGTTAAGGCTATTATTACAGACTACTATCAAGAATCAGGTACAAACTACATTGACTGCATATCTCCAACAAAAGAAACTATAATAGAAAGTATCTACGACAATTTTGAATCTGTAGAAATTATTAAGTTACCTGTAAGTTGGAAGAATACATTACTACATTTTAGGAATAAGAGATGAACCTAGAAGAGTATACGTTTATAATTAAAGAAAGACACGACAATCTTTCTGAAGAAGAAAAAGAAGTTGTTAGACGAACTGTTGGTACACCAGTAGGAAATGTACTAGCAAAACTAGTTGGCCCAGAGTTGGGCAAAGCAATCACAGTAGGGCAACCTACTACGATCACACCTAAGCGTGGTGGCTTAGGGTCACGATAGGCAATAAGGCTACCCAGCATAAGCTGGCCCCAACATAAGGAGAAATAAATGCCTGAACTAACTGAAGTAGAAACACCGAAGAATGCAGGTTTTGTTCAACGTGGAAGTAATTATGCACGTAAACAAAAACGGATGGAAGAAGAAGAAAAAGAGATTGCCAGACTAGAGGCAGAGGCTCGTGGTGAAACAGTCGAAGAGGAATCCGATGGCGAGGGATCTGAGACAGCCCAAGTATCGGATGAAGGTAATACCCAACAAGAAAAAACCGAAGCGGAATCCGAAGCATCGGAAGACGACTCAAACCTGAGCCGTGAAGAAAAGTCTTTCAAGAAACGTTATGGTGACCTTCGTCGCCATATGAACGAAAAAGAAAATGAGTGGAAGGAAAAGTTTTCAGCTTTAGAAAAACGTATGGCTGGTGAAAATATCGTACCACCTAAGTCAACCGAAGACATTGAAGAGTGGGCTAAGAAATACCCTGATGTAGCTGGTATCGTAGAAACTATTGCTGCTAAGAAAGCTCAGGAGATGTTCTCTAAAGCAGAGAATCGTTTGAAAGAACTTGATGAGGCACAGGCAGAAGCCTCTCGTGTAAAAGCAGAGAATGCTATCCGTAAATCTCATGCAGACTTTGATGAACTACGTAAGTCAGATGAGTTTCATGACTGGGCAGATCAACAACCTAAATGGGTACAAGATGCACTTTATGAGAATGCAGATGACCCAGCATCAGTGGTTCGTGTAATTGACTTATACAAAGGTGACAAGGGTCTTACCAACACTGCAAAGAAAGCAAAAGCTAAAGACGCAGCTTCTACAGTTACTCGCAGGAGTAAAACACAAGTTGACCTAGCAGATGCTAATGACGCTATTCGTGAATCAGATGTTGCAAGAATGTCTGATAAAGAGTTTGAAGAACGTTCAGATGAAATCAACAAAGCTATTCGTTCTGGCAAATTTATTTACGATGTTTCTGGCAAAGCCAGATAAACTGTTGACAATAAATAAATCAACAGTATAACTATGAGCATAGAGACAAAAGCCTCCCAGTGACTACCTTTTGTCTCAACTCAAATTTCCAAAAGTCTAAACTATTAAGAACTACCTGAATAAGTACAGGCCCGTTGAATATCTGGTAGCGCAACTGGATACTAAACGCACCCTAGAAAATGTTCAGCCTCTTAGAGATGTTTAGCTTTGTAACTCGAAGCCAAATATCATGGAGGATTTAACATGGCTTTTACATCAGCAGGGGGTTACGGCAACTTACCAAACGGTAATTTTTCATCCGTAATCTATTCCAAAAAAGTTCAACTTGCATTCCGTAAATCTACGGTTGCAGGTGACATTACTAACTCTGATTATTTTGGCGAGATCGCTGCTCAAGGTGATACCGTTAAGATTATCAAAGAACCTGAAATCTCAGTCAGCTCCTATGCACGTGGCACACAGATCACAGCACAAGATCTAGACGATGAAGATTTCTCTCTAGTCGTAGATAAAGCGAACTACTTCGCCTTCAAAATCGACGACATCGAAGAAGCTCACTCACACGTGAACTTCATGGACTTGGCTACTAACCGTGCAGCATATCGCCTAGCGGATCAGTACGACCAAGAAGTACTAGGTTACCTATCAGGTTACAAGCAGTCTGCTCTACATGCTGCAGCTGACACTGTAAACGACCAAGTAAACGGTACTAAAGCTGTAGCAACTGCAGGTTCAGACGAATTGCTTTCAAGCATGAAGTTGAACAAAGGTGACTTTGGCAACATTACAACTACATCAGCTGGCGATCACTCGATTCCAGTTGCAGCACGTTTGCCAGGTGCAACAGCACTACCAACAGCAACAGCTTCACCAGCAATGGTTGTAGCTCGTATGGCTCGTCTACTTGATCAACAACAAGTTGATAAAGATGGACGTTGGTTGGTTGTAGATCCAGTATTTATGGAAATCCTACGTGATGAAGACTCTCGTCTATTCAACGCAGACTTCGGTGAATCAGGTGGACTACGTAACGGTCTTGTCTTGAACAACTTCCACGGCTTCCGTGTATACACTTCAAGCAACTTGCCAGCAGTAGGTACAGGACCAGGTACAACTGGTACTGCAAACCAAAATGCAAACTTTGGTGCTATTGTTGCAGGTCATGATTCTGCTGTCGCAACTGCGGAGCAAATCAACAAGACTGAAACATATCGTGACCCAGACAGCTTTGCTGACATCGTTCGTGGTATGCACCTATACGGTCGTAAGATCCTTCGTCCAGAAGGC